ATGATCGAGATTATGAAGATCAAGACAAACCTGTTTCGCATGTTGCTCGATAGCGGTTTGTTTGCCCTGAATCAGCGCTCTGAGGTGGCCGAGGACAAGATGGGCGATTATACGATCAGCGATCTGCTCAATAATGTGCCCGGTGCTCCGGTGCGTGTGCGCTCGTCTGGTGCTGTGACGCCGATTAGGGGCGGGGCCTTGAACTTTGATGTGTTGAGTGCGCTGGAGACGGCTGACGTGGCTGGTGAGAAGCGCACGGGCATAATGCGGTTTGGTCAGGGCATGAAGTCGGACGCTCTGCACGATACGCGCGGCGGTGCGGCTGATCAGTTTGCGTTGATGATGAAGCGTATTCAGATGATGGCGCGCTTGATTGCTGAATCTGGCGTCAAGGATCTGGCGCTAGGGCTGCACAAGATTATGCGCCTGCACTCGTCTCATGATTTCAAGCTGCGCAAGAAGGGCAAGTTTGTTGCTTTGCAGCCAAGTGAGTGGGCAGACCGCCAGGATATGTCGATTGCGATTGGCATTGGATCGGGCGGACGTTCAGAGAAGATTGATAACCGCAAGACGCTGGGCGATGCGATGGGCTCAGCGATTGAATACCAGCAGCAGATGGGTGTTCAGGTGGTGACGGCTCAGAACATGCAGAACTATTATGAGGGCTTGGCGCGTGACCTTGGTTACAGCTCGCCGGAGATGTTCTTTTCAGAGATTCCAGAGGATGCCGAGCAGCCTGATCCGCGCATGATGCAGATGCAGCAGGTTATCCAGCAGCTTCAGCAGCAATTGCAGGAAGCTCAGGGCAAGCAGGGTCTTGAGATTCAGAAGATCAACCAGAAGGCCCAGGCCGACGAGTACAAGATCAACACAGAAGCTCAGCTCAAACAGATGCAGATGCAGATCGAAGCGCTGTTGAAGCGTGAGGGCATGCAGATGGAAGCCGCGACCAAGGCCAATGTTCAAGACGTAAGATTTGGAGGCCAAACTGGCTGAGGAAATGACACGCGCTGAGCGTATTCGTGAGGCGAATAAGGCTCGCAAGCTGCTTGAGGAGTTTGGTGAGTATGTCGCCCGCGCTGAAGAGAAATACAAGGACGATTGGGCAAGGGCTCAGACCGCAGAAGATCGCGAGCTGCTCTGGCACAAGCATGCTGCCTTGAAAGAAGTGATTTGGGATTTGCAAAAGCTGATCGGTGACGGTCGCATTGCTGAAGAGGAAGAAAAACATGAGCGTTGAAGGTTTAAGCATTGATCAGGCCATGCAGGCCGACTGGTCCGGGGATGAGGTTATCGTTGAAGAGCGGGAGCCGGAAGCCGAGACTGAGCTTGACGTTGACGAGCAAGACGAGATCCAAGACGCCGACCCCACGGCGGATGAGGAGGAAGAGGCCCTCGATGAGGTCACCGCTTCCGATGAAGAAGAAGCTGACGAGGAAGATGATGGCGAAGACGGCCCTGATGAAGATCAGGTCACCGTAGCTGTTGAGATTCCGAAGAGCTGGGGAGACGACGAAGCCAAGGCCAAGTTTATTCAGATGCCACCCGAGCTTCAGCAATACGTTGCCAGTCGGGAGGAAGAGAGAGACAAAGCCACGCAGCGCATACTCTCCGAGAGTGGGCAGGAGCGAAAAAAAGCGGTTGAAGCGACCAAGGCGCTAGGCACATTTGCACAGCGCGCAGATCAGGTCTTGCAGCAGATCGAATCCAACATCCAGCAAAGCGGCTATGACCAATGGACCGCGCAGGACTGGTATCGACTGAGTGCGGAAAACCCTGACTTATACAGCCAGCACAAGGCTTATTCCGACATGCTTAATCAGCAGCGGACTGAGGCCATGCAGGTCAAACAAAACGCCGATTTGGCGCAGCAGGAGTCATTTGCCGAAGAACAGGCAAACCTCTTAAAGCAGCACAAGCCGGAAGTTTTAGAGGCCCGCGCCAAGCTATCCCAGTATCTCAGCCAGACTTACGGTTACACGCCTGATCAGGTGCGTTCGGGGTCAGCGGCCGATCAGGATATTGCTTACAAAGCCATGCTGTATGATGAAATGAATGCTTCAGCCAAAGCGAATGCTTCGAAGTCGAAACCGAGCAAACCCGCACCAAAGGGCATCAAAGCCTCTGCGGGTCAGACTTCAACATCCAGGCAACGTAAAAAGGCGACCGCAAAGAAAAACTTTGCGAAAAACCCCTCGATGAGGAACGCCTTGGACGCAATGCCTGACTTCTAAAAAGGTATACAGCTATGGCTGCTCCAACAAATATGGAGACCACCACGAACATGGTTGGTCAACGAGAGGACTTGCAGAACGTTATCCACCGGGTAGCACCTGAAAAGACTCCTTTTGTAACGTCGATTGGTCGAGGCAAATCAAACGCCCGTTACACTGATTGGCAAACAGAGGGCTTGCGGGCTCCAGACGCCACAAACGCGGCGCTTGAGGGTAACGATTACGGCAACCCGAATGCCCCTAACCGCACTGCGCGGGTGGGTAACTTTAACCAGATCTTCGAAGAGAAGGGCGGCGTTTCTCGTACGTCTGAAATCGTGGACAAGGCCGGGCGTCAGTCTGAGAAAAAGCGTCAGCGCTTGCTCAAGGGCATTGAGATGCGCCGCGACATGGAGGCCCGTTTCATTGGCAATTATGCCAGTAATGACGAGTCAGGCTCTACGCCGCGGCGGTCTGCCGGTGCGCTTGCGTGGCTTGAGACAAATACGTCTCGCGGCACCGGTGGCTCTGATGGCGGCTTTTCGTCTGGTGTTGTCGGTGCAGCCACAAACGGCACGCAGCGGACGTTGACGGAGGCTCTGTTCAAGGTGGCGCATGCGTCTGCCTTTGATGAGGGCGGCGAGCCTAATTGCGCCATGATGTCTTCGACGCATAAGCAGATCTTTGATGGCTTTGCCGGTATCGCTGAGATTCGCGTGACGCCTTCTGGCCGTCAGGCGCAGATCATGGCCGGTGCAGATGTCTATAAAGGCCCGTTCGGTGATGTGCAGATCAAGGCGCACCAATACGGCCTGACCCGTGACCTGCTCTTGTATGATCCTGAGCACTTCCAGGTTCTGTTCCTTGATGGCTACAAGACCAAGGAAATCGGCAAGAACTCTGATGGTGATCAATTCCTGATGACCGCAGAAGCAACACTCAAGTGCTCGAACGAGAAGAGCCACGCAGTCGTTGCTGATCTGACTTAACCCATTTGGCCCGCCTGCATTTGTGGGCGGGCCATTTCTAAAGGAGAGACCATTGACTGACGAAACAGAAGCACGACGCGCAGAGCTTTATGCGCTTGCGAAGGATAGCGGGTTAGAGCCGCACAGCCGCACAGGCGTTGCCAAGCTCGAGGAGATGCTGACGGAGGCGGGCGTTGAGTTTTACGCATCAGCCACGCCGGTAGAGCCGGACGCGGAAGAGCAGGCACCTGCTCGCACTGTTGCGCGGGCTAAGTCTCATATTGAGGTTGAGAATGAGCGCAAAGAGGCTGAAGCTGCGGCAGCGCGTGAGGCGCGCAGAAGCGTTGAGCGAGCCAAAACGCTGCAAGAAACTCAATCAGACGACAAGCCTGGCGACCCGAATAAGGTTGTTGAGGTTCGCATCACTAAAAAGGGTGAAGGGCGCGTTCAGACGGGAAACATAGTCAACGGAAGCCCTGAGTTCTACGCCAAGGGTGAAGTGGTCGAGATGAACGAGGCCGCAGCGCTTTCTAATGAGCGCAAAGGCTATGTTGAAGTAGAATAATGGCCGGTAAGCTCACCCCATTGATTGGCCCTGACTTTGAGGGCGATGTGGTCCACTACTGGCGCGATGATGGCCAGGGCGGCGGCGAAATTGTGTCACAGCAAGACGTAGCCCCCGCCCTTGAGGGCAATAAGCGCGTGCAGAATGAAATGCAGCGCTATCAGAAACAGGACTATTGGGCAGAAGCTCATATCCCTGACATCATTTTGCTGAAATGGTATAACGAGGAGGGCCTTGATGTGTTCGACAAGAATGCCTGGCCCCAGGTTCAGCGCAAGCTGAATGACCCAGATTGGCGCTTTTTGCGCTTGAGGCCCGGAAAGACATGACCGCTATTACCAATTACGGCTCTCTGATAAGCGAGGCCGGGGCCATGTATGGCAACGGGCGCACAGATCTTACGTCCCGATGGGCTGGCTTTGTTCAGCGCGCAGAGAATGAGATAAACCGGATTTTGCGCACAGATGAGCAAACGGCCGTGACAACGCTGACGGCTGCGAGCGGTGTTTTGACGTGTCCGTCAGACTGGAAGCGCATCAGGTCTATTCGTCAGACGGTTTCGAAAAAGTACGCGATAGAGATTACGGATATTGAAGTGATCGAGCGTTATTTAAGCGACATTACGCAGACGGGTGACCCTTACCTTGCCGCAGAGGTTGGCGGCACGATCTACCTCGCGCCCGCTCCTGAGGATGGTGTGACATTTCGGGTGTTCTATCATCGGGGGGTGACAGCACTGGATAGCGCAGACGATGCGGACA